ATGCAAGTTCTCCTGCCGCTAGGTTAGAGCCTGGAACGTTTCCACCAGTTGAACGTTTTATTTGAATTGTTGCCATGTCAATTCCTTGTAATTAAAATAAAATTCTATGTAAATATTTATTATTTAAAAATTTCCACCATCAATCGTATCAACTGTCGTATCAATGGTAACTGTATCTGTTCCTGAGTTTGTGGTAATGGTTGTATCACCAGTACCAACTAATGTAAGTGTGTCTCCACCTTGGTCTGCGACTACGTTATTCTGTCCACTTACTGCAACTGTCGCAAAAGTATTTGTAGTTGCTGCCTGAGTAACAACTGGACTTGCGGATTGACCCGCTGGAGTAACTGTAAGATTTCCCGTTCCATCAACTGCAAGAGTTGTGGTTCCTAAAACAATTGATGAACCAGATACAAATAAATCTCTGAATTTTTTAGATGCTGAACCTAAGTCTCTAGTCCCATCTGCATCTGGTATGATGTTCTGTGCAACAGCAGACAAATCAACATCTGTTCCACTTCCTCCACCATCGTCTGCCATCTGCCATTTACCAGATGTTGCATTATATTTTAAAATCTTGTCATTTGCAATTCCAGTAGTGTCTACATCGTCAAGTCTATTGAGATTGACTTCACCTCCACCACCGATGGTAGACATCTGTTTAATAATTTTTGTAACTTTTTCTTCAAGTATCTTGATTCGTTTAGAAGCAGATGTTTCTTTTGGTTTTTCCTTATCTTTCTCTTGTTTTGAAATTGCATCCGCAACAGCATCTACTGTTGTTTCCTCTTCTTGTTCCGCAATTTCTTCTCTTTTCTCATCATCCTCAACGTCCTTTTCATGTCCAATTCCTTCCTCAACCACTCCAACTGGTTCTTCAACAACATCCTCTTGTTCTTGTGTTTCTGCAACTTCCAAAGTTTCAGGTTCAGATCCAATATCGTCTTCATTGAGTTTCTTTTCTTCTTCTTCAACCTCTTCTAAATTACCACCTAATTTGAGAAAGAGATTTTCAAGATTCTTGAGTGCCTTTTCTTCTTTTTCGGATTGTTCCTTCTGAGATGCTTCAACTTGTTTCTTCTTTTCTTCTTCTACCTTCTTATTACTCTCTTGAATTTCTTTTGCAAATTTTTTCTTTGAGTCTGCAAGTTCTCTTTGAATTTTTTCGTATTGTTTTAGAGGATCTTTTGCATCTAACTCTTCTTGAATCTTGCGCTTCTTCTCTTCTTCTTTTTCACGAAGCTCTAATTTGAGTTGTGCATATTTGTCTAAAATTTGATCTGGTTCAGGCATGATTCCCTAAAAAAATAAAAAACTACATTATTAATATTTATTGTATTGAATTACGACATTTCATTGAAAACTGACAAACATTCATATCTGCAAATATTTCAAAGTTTAGGGTTGAAATGACATATGGGACAAATTCCATTAAAGAAAAAACAGAAATGGCACTTATAAGTCCAATGAGAAATGTCTGATAACTTCTTTTTAACCACTTAAACTTATTTGTAGCCAAGACTCTTCCCATACCATATATGTCTCCAACGATTGCATCATAAGTCCTACAATCCTCAAGTAATCTTTTTGAATATTCTTTTTTGAATTCCTCTAAACCAAGATAAGCAAAATGACCAAAAAAAAGAGGATTAAAAAATGGTGATTCTCTGTCAATGTCACCAGATTTTGTTTTTGGATATCCTGTTTTGGGAAGAATGACAATAATTGCCATAATCAATGCAGCCACTGAAAACATACCTAGAATGACAAGTGGAACTCTCAATGCATAATTGTCCATATTTGCAAGAGTGATTGAAAATACAATTGAAGAAACTGTAATCATAATATTAGCCTTTGTATCTGCCATAAGAGTAAGGCTCACTATATTAGATAGATTTAATCTTAAAATGTTATCTATTGCTGTTGAGGAAGGAGAATCCCCAAAGATATTTTCGGACGATTCAAAATTTCTTTCGTCCCAAGGTTTGAATGACATTATTTACCTCAAAGGGGGAGCGTAAAGTAATCCACCCTTTGTATAAAGTTTATTCATCCCCCTTTTTAAACCCAAGTCAGTTTTGGGTCCAACGTTTCTCTCGTAGATTTCTCTGTAATTTCCTATTTGTTTGATCACTTGATATGCCCAATCACTACTCAAATCAAGTTTCGCTCCAAGGTGTGGAAAATCTTCACCATCTCTTTCACCCATAAATCTTTGAATTTTTGGATCTTTGTTTTCCTTGAAAGAATCTATGTTTTGTGAATTGATCTCCCACTCTTCAGCAATGAATAAGACATACACCACCCATCTTGCAATATCACTCCACTTTTGGTCACCATATTTCACTGCTGGACCAAGAGGTTCTTTGGATATTATCTCTGGGAGAATGATATGTTCCTCTGGATACGTAAAAGTTGCTTTTTTTGATGCGAGAGCTGACCTGTCTGTTCCATACATATCACAATCACCATCTATATAAAAATCCTCTGGTAATTCATCTGGATAAAGATTTATCGGAATATATTTAATATTCCACAATTCAAAAAAATCTTGAACATTTTGAGATGCAGTTGACTCTTCTTGTACACATACTCTAGCACCGACTAATTGTTTTGCACTTATCACTCCAAGATTCTTTCTTACAATAAATCCTTGTCCATCATAAAAAGTTGTTGGTAAAAATTCTATTCTCCATTTTACATTTCTTGAGTAGGTCCATGTAGTTGTTGCAGAAAGGATATCAATAGTTCCGTCAAATAACATTTCAAATCTTGTTCTACCATCCACTTCTACAAAATCAATTTTGTCTTTATCTCCAAACATTGCAACTGCAAAAGCACGACAGATATCTACGTCAAAACCCTTCCAACCCCCATCTGTATTGATACTAAAACCAAATACATCATTATAAGTTCCACAAATAACTTTACCTCTATCTAAAATTTTTTCAATGGTAGAACCAAAATATGGATTATATTCATCACCAACTCTATAACCCATTCCCATTAAATGTTTTTCTTTGTGTGTCTCTTCTACTTTGCGTAATCTATCAAGTTCAGCTCTTAGTTCAGAAAGTTCTGTTGAACGTATGATTGTTGTCTGTGCTGGACCAAAAACGGGAATCTCATTTGCATTTCTTATTACACCCGATGGTAATTGATCAAGTTTTTTCTCTTGTTCAATAATTTTAATTGGAGCTAATTTAGATGGGATAGTAAACATATCACCTTTTTTTACATCTCTATCCCAATTGTAATTACCTGTGATTTTTTCTAATACGGCTAAAAATTCACCTCTGTCTTTATAACCTGCTTTTTCCATCATTGCAGGAATATCAAGACGATTTCGTATCGTAAATTCAGCCTTTATTTCAACCATTGTCGTTTCTTGACCTTGAAGAACATAACCTTGTCCAATCCCAAGAATCCAAAAAGAGACAAAAAGTGAAAATAAAATTTTGTGTATCATTTCAGTGTTCGGTATACTTCCATAAGTTGATCATCTGCCAAGGGAGTTGTCATTGTATAAACTCTTTGGTGACCGATTTCCATGTATGCTTTTAGGTCTGCAAAACTAGGATATTTTGCTTGAAGATTGTGAAGGAGATGATCTGGATCAAGATGACATTGAGCACAAACATTGTCTTTTGCAAATACCCTTGTCGCTAGTTTATATCTATCGCTCTGAGTTAAAATAGCAGATAAATCTTTTTCAATGTAATTAATCTTGTCTTCCATGCCTGGTAAAATCATAAAGATAAGATATGCGAGCAATCCAATAACGACAAATGAAAATGTTTTAACACTTTTAATTGTATTTAAAGTATCTGTCTCTATTTGTTTTATCGGTTCAAATTTCACTTCTTCTTCGCCGTTTGTTTCAATTGTAGCTTGGACACTACCTGTTGAAGTTGAATTTTTTCTTTTGCCTCGTTGTTCGGCCATTTCAATTCCTCACAAAAAAATTAGTTTTTACCTCTACCAACTTGTATAAGTTTTTTACTTACCTGTTGTGAGAACCACTTTAAAACTATCGGGATACTCACGTTTGATGTTAAACCGAATAGAAAACCAATCGGGTATCTATAACTTTCGTATGGTGCTAATTGTGGAACATTCGTAAAAACAATAGAAATAAGAATGTACCCTGTCACTGACATTCCCATATTAATAAACAAATCAAATATAATCATGAGTTTATTCTCTGCATATTTTTCTTTGTGGTCTGTTCTATAATTAAATAGAAAAATCCAAAAAGAAGAAAACAGGACTAACCCGATCATTGTCAGTTCAGACATTGAAAATATATCAATCATTATTTGCCTCTTTCTTAACTAGTTTCAATAAGTCAGCCGTACTACCCACAAATAATGCGTTAGTAACATTCTGAGCTTTCGTTACTTCTTGACGCTCACTTTCAGATTTTAACCGATTTTTCTTTTGATGCAGATCCATGAGTTTTTCTTGAGCATCAGTCATGTTTTTGAGAAGTTGACCGAATACTTCAAAGGCTCTTGGAGATTCTTCTGACTTTGCTATGTCGAGAAGTTCCTCCATTGCATCTCTACCTCTTTCAATAACATCATACATATTCTCACGAGCATATTGAAAATCATTGTCTGCTTTTTCATCCTCAGTTTGACTTTCAATAACTGTTGGAGAAGTAACAGTACCAATTGTATTTATTACATCAGTCGTTTCATCGATTAAATCAAGATGTTTTTCAATTCTCTGTTCAACAATTTTTTTCACTTCTTTCATAGTAATCTATTTAGGAATCAGTTCCACTCACAGGGTCATGAGTTTTACCGGCAGGAAAAAATGAGAAAGTTTCGCTGAATCCAAAATCTTCGTCTGTAAGTGCTGATGTGTCTGTTGGGACCACATTTGTCCTACTCACTGTCTTACCCGCTCCTGCCGCATCACTTGAATCCTCTGTCAATACTCTCATACGAGTTGAATCGTCAAACTCATGTCCATCAAGAATTAAATTATTTACAGCAAATGCAGTGCTATCTTCCATGATTATAAAAGTTGGTTCTTCGGGAACGTCCTCTGTCATAAGATGTGTATCAACTGTGACATCTGTAATAATTTTTGCATTGTCTGTAACATCTGGAAATAGATAACTCTTCATAACAAAACTTAGTGTCCAAATAATTGAACGTCTTGTTGCAAAATCACCCTCATAAGTATCCTCACTTGTAACAGAGTTGAGAATTAATGGAATATCCATCTTTATTCCCATTGAAGATACAAGTGTCATACTGACAGTAAACTCTGGTGTGAAGAATGGAAGAATTTGTTCTAAAATTTGTGTTCCATCTTCAGCATTCTTAACAAAACAATATAGTGAAAAATCATAATTATAAGGAACAGGGTTAAATTGTTTCTTTAAACCAGTAGTTCCTGTTTTTACATTTCTACCCATTGTATTCAGTTTTCTTGTTCCATCATATGTCATTGCAGTCAACTCAAACCCCATCCTTGGAACAGTTAGTGCAACTTTAGGATTAAGATTAGGATCACCACTTATACGAACCAGCATTTTGTCTTTTGGTCCATAAGAAAGAGGAATTTTTAATGATTCAGTTACAACACCAGAAGAATTTGTCCTGCGTACTTCTATATTATTAAACAATGTTCCAAATGCAACCACCATTTTGCGGCTGATTTGATGATAAAAATATGTTCCAAACATTACGGATTATCTCCAAATGGATTTGATTCACTAAAGTCAAATACAGAATCAGCATCAATCTCAAATTGTTTGTTACTTGAAACTTGATCTGACGTTGAATTGTCAATTGTCTGTAGAGTTTCTGATGTTTCAGTAGTTGATTGAGAAGATGAATATGTACCAGTTGCTAAACTATCTGCACCTGTGATTATTTCACCAACCGAAAAGTTACCAGTGAGATTGATAAGATAAAGATATTTTGTTGATGCATCCCATCTTGCAACCTCTGCTGTTTTGGATGATGTTCCACCTGTGACAGTTTCACCCTCTGTAAATGTTCCAGAAACGGACTCAAGTTCAAATGTACGGACAAGAGATTGTTTCTGTTCAATGACATCTACCTCTTCAACACCAGTATCCAACTTTTCATCTGAGTAAGTAAAGAGTTCACAAGTCAAGTCAAATGTGGGAAGAGCTCCTGTCTGATAAAAAGGAGTTTCGTGCTCAACAAACATGATCTGAAAAAGTTTTTCTGTCAGGGGAAAGTAAATAAGGTCACCCTCTTTCGGACGAACACCAATGTCAAGTCCTTCCCAAGCTCGTCTTGCAACCGAAAACACAATCTGGTCACGTATTTCCAAACCAAACTTTGATATTAGATCGCCCTCTCCTTCAAATCCGTCTACTGACTTGATATACATTTCAATAGAGTAAGCGTCTTTGTATTCTGAAATGGAGTCTTCGCCAAGAATTGTGTCTTCATTGACAAGTGTTCTTGGAATATAATTTACATCGTGTCCATAGATTTGTATGGACTCTGTGACTAAGGAGTGAAGAAGTTCTTGTTCATTCCTAGCGTCAAAGTTGCGAAAGTAAGTATTTGTTGGCATTTCATCCTACGTAGAAGTTGTCTGGGAGTTGATATCGCATTTGCATTTCTTCTTCAAGTTTTTCTACTTCAGTGTTACCATCATCATAAATTTGTCTTCCATTGAGAGTCACACCGCCTGGTAATTGAACACCCTCATATTTGATAAGATTTGCACCCCATTGTTTCTTGAAGAGAGAAGTGACATATTTCTTGAGAAAAATATCGTTGAAGAGTTCTGTGTAAGTAGAACCATCTATTTTCTTGAACACAAGTGC